CCCGCATCTTCGCCGGGTCCGTGTGCTGCCTGAACGCGGGCGGCTACGCCGTGCCGGCCACCGCGGCCGAGGGCCTGAAATTCCCGGCCCTGGCCACCCAAACCATGGACAACCGGGAAGGCCAGAACGGAGACCTCTGGGTGCACACCGAGCGGACCGTGGTCGGCCTGGATATGGACAGCAGCGGCAACATAACCCCGGCCCTCATCGGCTCCATGGTCTATCTCTTGGACGATCACACCGTCGCCGCCGCCGGCGCCGGGCGAAGCCCGGCCGGCATGCTGGTTGACATCCGGGACGGCCAGGCCTGGGTTGACCTGACCAGAGCGTAAAAGGAGTTTTACCCATGATACTCAACCAGACGGCCCTGGCCGCCATGCTCATAGCCTTTCGGACGGATTTCCAAAACGCCTTCGCCGGAGCGCCGAAGGATTTTGACAGAATCGCCACCGTCATCCCCAGCACCACCGCCGAAAACGCCTACCCCTGGCTGGGCCAGAATTTCCAGATTCGGGAATGGCTGGGCGATCGGGTCATCCAGAACCTCTCGGTTTCCGACTACACCATCAAAAACCGCAAGTTTGAAGGCACCCTGGCCGTCAAGCGGGACGATATCGAAGACGACACCCTGGGAATTTATAAGCCCTTGCTTCAGGAACTGGGCCGGGCGGCCGGCACCCACCCGGACACTTTGGTCTTCGGGCTGCTCCTGGACGGCTTTGAAAAAACCGGCTATGACGGCCAGCCCTTTTTCGATGCCGACCACCCGGTGGGCCGCCAGGGCCAGGAGCGCAGCGTCTCCAACTTCCTGGGCGGCAGCGAGACGCCCTGGTTCCTCATGTGCACCAAGCGGCCCCTCAAGCCCCTCATCTTCCAGAAGCGCCGGGAATACGAATTCATAAACAAGGACCGGCTGGATGACGACAACGTCTTCTGGCGCGAGGAATTCGTTTACGGCGTCAGCGCCCGGGTCAATGTGGGCTTCGGCTTCTGGCAAATGGCCATCGCCTCCAAGCAGCCCCTCACCTCGGCCAACTACGCCGCGGCCCGGGCCAAGATGCTCAGCTACGTCTCGGACGTGAATGAGCCCCTGGGCCTCATCCCCGACCTTTTGGTCGTCCCCCCGAACCTGGAGGGCCCGGCCCGCAAGATCCTGGTCAATGACCGCAACGACGCCGGGGCCACCAACGAATGGGCCGGCAGCGCGGACATCCTTATGACCCCCTGGCTGGCGAGGAGTTAAAAACATGGGAATCAAGATAACCGCCAAGAAAGACGGCTTCCGCCGGGCCGGGATGGCCCATACCGGCGCCAAGGTCTATCCCGACGACAAGTTCACCAAGGAACAACTGGCCGCCCTGAAGGCCGAGAAAAACCTGGTGGTGGAAGAAAACGTGCCCGAGCCCAAACCCGAGGCCGACCAGGACAAGAAGGCCGACAAGGATAAAAAGTGAGCTACGCCACCATAGGTGACTTGGTCAAGCGGTTCGGCGAGCAGGAGATAATCCAGCTCACCGACCGCGACAACCTGACCGGAGCCGTGGATAAGTTCCGGGCCGCCGCGGCCATCCGCGACGCGGTCAACCTTATCCACGGCTACCTGGCCAAGCGTTATACCCTGCCGCTGGACCCGGCGCCGCCCCTGGTCACCCGCTGGGCCTGCGACCTGGCCCGCTGGTTTTTGCAGCCCCACGCCGCCCCGGACCAGGTCAAGGCCAATTACGAGCGCACCCTGGCCGAACTGCGCGAAGCGGCCGCGGGCGAATTGCTCCTGGGGGCCGAGGAAGTGGCCCCCTGGAGCGACAAGGCGGAAATCGCCGGGCCCGGCCGGGTCTTCGACCGGATGAAAGGTTTTTAGCCGTGTCGGCGGAGATGGAATACAGCCTGGAGCCCATGGCCGGCTTCATCGCCCGGCTCCAGGCCGCCGTGAATGATCTTTCCCCGCTCATGGATGAGATCGGGGGGCACCTTTGCACCGAATGGGCACTGCGCTTTGAGACCAAACGCGGCCCGGACGGAAAGCCCTGGGCGGCTCTGGCCGCCCGAACCATAGCCCGGCGGATGAAAACTAAAGGGAAGGCGGCCGCCAATGATATTTTGGTTTACTCGGGCGACTTGGCGGATTCTCTTAGTCACCAAGCCAATTCCGACCAGGTGGTCATCTCCCTGGGCGTCAGGGGCAATACTGTCGCCTACGCCGCCACCCATCAATTCGGCGCCGTGATAAGAATGCGGGAACGCACGCAGAACATATATCGCAAGGTTGACAAGCACGGCAATTTGAAGCGCGGCTTTGTCAAGCGAAAGAAAAGCAATTTCTCCCAAGAGGTCAAGGTGGGCGCCCATACCATAACCATCCCGGCCCGGCCGGTCCTGGGCGTTTCGGCCGAAGACCGCTTGGCCATCAACAAAATCGTTGAGGAATACTTTTTGAAATTGAGCTACGGCCAATGAACGCCCCCATCATCGACATAGAAGCGGCCATGGTCGAACGCCTCCGCTATCACAGTCAAGGCGCCGAGGGCGCCTCAAACCATCGCTGGCCCTTCGCCGTCAGGCTGATTGAAGGCTACGGCGGCCAGTTTGAAATGGATGAGGAATTGGCCCAGGCCGCCCAGAAAGCCCCGGCCCTCTTCGTGGCCTACGAGGGCGAGACCGGCCGGCAAGACGGGCAAATGTTTATCAGCCGCCTGGCCTGGTCCGTCTTCTGCCTGGCCCGCAGCTACAAGCCCGAGGAACTCCGCAAGGGCGGTCCTAATGTGGTCGGCATCTACCAGTTGATCGAGGCCGTGCGCCTGGCCTTGACCAACCAAACCCTGGGCCTGCCCATGAATCCCCTGGAACTTCAGGACGTGCGGCCCCTGTGGCGGGGCGGGCCCCAGGGCGGCGGCATCTCCCTGGCCGTCCTGCGCTTCGCCGTGGAAATAGCGTGGGAGCTGCCGCCGAATATCGAACTGGATGGCGTATGCCCGGACCCGGTCGGCGTGGCCTATTGGAATATGGGCGGAATAATAAGAGCTAAAGACTATTGGAGGATCGCCAATGAATATCCTGATCTTGATACCGAAACCGGGCCGGAGAGTGCTGGACCCGGCCCAGACCCCGCCGGCCCCGCTGCCGCCTGAAGGCCGCAAGGTGGTCGATTCGCCTTACTGGCGGTCCCGCCTGGCTGACGGCGTGGTGACCAGGCTATCGCCTGGACCCACGCCGGCGAACGAGGCGCCCGCGCTGGATGCGCCGGCCGAGGCCGGAAGGTCCACGGAATCAGAGCCCCCCTCGTCGTCGATGGCGAAGCCGTCGGCGGCGAATAAAGGGGTCCAGGGGCCGCCGGCCCCTGGGAAGAAATAGGAGCTAATCATGGGTATGAGTTTTAACGAAATCCCCGAAAACTGGCGGGTGCCCCTGGTCTGGGCCGAGATCGACCCCAGCCAAGCCAGCCTTTTCGCGCCGGGCATGCCCTGGCGGGTGCTGATAATGGGCCATGCCTTGGCGGCCGAGGCCCCGGCCAAGCCGACCCGGATCACCAACTCGGTCCAAGCGGGCAATATCTTCGGCCACGGCTCTCTTTTGGCTGCCCAGGCCGCGGCCTGGTTCAGCGGCAACACCACGACCGAGGCCCATTTCCTGGCCGTGCCCGAGCCTGACGGTGCCCCGGCCAAGGTGACCCTGACCTTCAGCGGCAACGTCACCGAGGGCGGCCTGGTCACCCTTTACGTGGGCAATACCCGTTACCGGGCCTTCGCGCCCCCCGCGTCCACGGCCCGGGAAGTGGCCCAGAGCCTTTTCCTGGCCATGAGCGGGGGCACCTGGCCGGCCGCCCTGGGGCCGGACAATGAGCCGACCTTGACCATTTCCGCGCCCCATAAAGGGGCCTACGCCAACGGGGTCATGGTCCGCCTGGGCTATTACCAGGACGAGGCCCCCCCGGCCGGTCTCGGCGTGGCCTTCTCCGGCCCCGCTCCGGTGGATGGCAGCCCCACGCCCGATTATGAAATCTCGGCCGGCCTGGCCGGGATAATCGCTTTCCACGGGGCCAACGACCCGGCCCGGCCCTTCCAAAGCCTGGTCATCCCGGGCATGCGGCCGCCCCGGCCCGGGCTCATCGGCCGTATGCACGGCGGCTCCGGGGCCCCGGACCTCATGGCCGTGGCCGCCGAACTGGGCGCGGAGACCCAGTATCACTTGATCGTCACCCCCTGGCTGGATTCGGCTTCCATCGCCGTCTTGAAGGGCGTGGCCGAAGACCGCTGGAAGGCCCTGGTTGACATGCCGGCCCAGATCATCGGGGCCCAGCACGGCACCCACACCGACCTGGGCGAACTGGGCCACCGCCACAACAGCCACCACCTCACCATACTCAATACCGGCGGGCCCTTCACGGCCCAGGAGAACAACCTCCTGCTCTTTGACGGCATCTCCACCTGGTATCCCGGGGCCGACGGCGACTGCCGCATCCAGCGCCTCATCACCACCTACAAGGTCAACGAGTGGGGGGCCGAGGATATGGCCTACCTGGATTTGAACACCCCCCTGACCCTGACCTATTTGCGCTACAGCTACAAAAGCTGGATGGCCAAGCGTTTCCCCCGCCACAAGCTGGCCGGGAACGACGCCAACTTCGGTTACGGCCAGGCCATAGTCACGACCAACATCATCAAGGCCGAGACCTTGGCCTGGTTCACCGAGATGGAACGCCTGGGCCTGGTGGAGGGCGTGGACCAGTTCCGGCGGGAACTGGTGGTCGAGCGGCCCGAAAAAGACCCCTGCCGGGTCAACGTCTATCTGCCGCCCAACCTGGTCAACCAGTTGCGCGTCCTGGCCGTGAAGATAGGTTTTAGATTGTAAGCCATGCGGGGGGCCGGCGGCCCCCCGCGCCCCCCATTATGGGGGTTTGGGGGCCGCCGGCCCCCAAAAAAAAGAAAGGGTGCAAAAAATATGACTTCCGATATGAACCGCGCCGGCCGGGTCTTTGTTTCCCTTGACGGCCAAAGGGTGGACGTGAAGGCCGAGGGCATTGACTACGGCTTCGGCGTCCCCAAGCTCACCGAACTGGTGGGCGGGGATCGCCTCCACGGCTTCAGCGGCGAACCCCAGCCGGCTTTCATTTCCTTCACCATCACCGACCATCGCGATCTTGATCTGGAGCAGCTGTTTCAGATGCAGGATGTCACGGTCACGGCGGAACTGTTCAGCGGCAAGGTCCTGGTCCTGAGCAAAGCCTCCAACACCGGCGACCCGCAAGGCAAAAGCACGGACGGGGCCGTCGCCCTCCGCTACGTCGGCATCAGCCTTAAGGAGATCAAACCGTGACCAGGGCTGAGCCCTGGACCCCAAGCCGGCGGGCAATACGCCGGCGCTGAAATAATTGGCCGAAGCCGGAAAGCAGGGGAAAATGAACTCCGACCGCTACACTACTTATAAACTCCAGTTCCCGGTCGAATACGGGGACAACCTGATCACCGAGCTTAAGATTCGGCGGCCCCAGGGCAAGCACCTGCGGGGCCTTAAACTTAACGCCCTGGATGATGTTGAGGTCGCCCTTGATCTCTTGGGCTCGCTTTCCGGGCAGCCGCCCCAGGCCATTGATCTCCTGGAGGCCCCGGACGTCATGGGCGCCTTGGAGGTCTTGGGGGCTTTTTTGTCCCAGACCTTGACAGGTTCGAAGACTTAGCCGGCATCTTGGCCGCGCCGCCTATCAGTTTTGCGCCGTCTGAGATTATGGAAATGACCGTCCCGGAAATGCTTTGGTGGGTTGACGTGCTTAAGCGCGGCTTGGGAAAAAAACATGCAGGCTGACCTCATCATTAAAGCAAAGGACCTGGCCGGGCCGGTCCTGAAAACCTTGAAGGGCGCCATTGGGGCCGTCATGAAACCCCTGCGTGAACTCTCCAGGGGCCTCAGCGCCATAGGCCGGCAATCGGCCCAGGTGGTGGGGAATCTATCCCGGCTGGCCAAGACCGCCGCCGCCACCTTCGCCAAAGTCACGGCGATGGCCGGGGCCGTAGGTTACGGGTTTAAAAAAGTTTTTGTCGATGTGTCCGCCCAGGCTGAAGATGTGGGCCGGCAGCTTAATAATTCCCTGGGCCGGGAGTGGGGCGCGGCGGCGTTGAAAGAAGTGCGGGCCTTCGCCCGGAGCAGTGGCCGAGAGCTGGGGGACGTGGCCCAGGTCTATCAAAACCTCCAAGAGGCCGGGCTCAAACCCACCGAGAAACACCTGGAATACATCGCCGACCTGGCGGCCAAGAAAAACAAGAGCCTGGCCGAGGCCTCGGCCGACTGGGCCAAGGCCATCAAGGGCGAGGCCAAGGCTTTAGAGGATTACCAGGTCAAGACCTTCAAGACCGGGACAAAACTCTTCGTCGAATATAAAGACGCCCAGGGCAAACTGGTCCGTGAGCATGGCATCCTTAAGGATGCCGAGAGCATGGCCCGGCTTATGGAAAAAATCAGCCAGGCCAAGGCCGGCGGGGCCGAGGCCGAGCGGGCTCAGTCCTTCGGCGGCCAGGTCCAGCGCCTGGGGGCCATCTGGCAGGAGTTCCGTTTACAGGTCATGGACAGCGGGCCCTGGGAATACCTCAAGAGTCAACTCTCGGAACTCCTGGCCTGGATAGACGGGCAGGATTTAAGCGCCCTGGCCAAAGAGTGGGGCGGCTATATAACCGAGGCTTTAAAGGCCGTTTCCGAGGGGCTTAAAGGGTTGTTCGGGAGTCTCAAGGAAGGGCGGCCTAAAATTTTGGCCATTTTCAAATCCCTGGGCGGCCTCAAGACTGTCGCCGCCGCCCTGGGCGTGGTCCTGGGCGCTCCTCTTCTGCGGCCCTTGGGGGGCCTGATAAAGAGCATCGGCTTGTTGGGCCGGACCCTGGCCTTCACCCCGGTGGGCATCCTGGTGAGCCTGGGGGCCGCCCTGGTGGCTATCGCCGACAAGGCCGGCATATTAAAGCCGTTCATGGAGGGCTTGAGTGAAGGCTTTAAGGGATTTTCCGAGGCTCTAAGCCCGGCCGTAAATGACATTTTAAAGACCTTGGCCGACAACTTCGGCCTGGCCGCCGGCAGCTTAAAGGACCTGGGCCCGGACTTCTGGCGGGATTTAGGCGAGGCTATCGCCAAGAATGTCACCGGCAAGCTGAAGACGCTGCTTGAAACCATCAACGATATCCTGGGCGCCTTGAGGTCGGTGGCCAATTTTGCGGGCAAGGTTACGACCGGCCAAGACAAAGATGTCATGGATGAAATGTATGAACTCCGCTCCCGCGCGGCAAAGGTGTATAACGCACGCCGAAAAACAGACGAGCCGGA